TGCACCTTGAATTCCTTGAAGACCAGTATTAGTCTCAATTGTCTGCACACGAGTATTAAGATTTTGCAGAGATGCATTGAGAGTTGTATCCCAATTTACTTGGCCCCTAGTAGGTAGAGAGAATGTCATGAGAGATTACCTTTCTTACGAGCCATACTCACCAGTGCCGTAACCATCAAGACCATAGTCGTTATTGGTGTTGATAGTCGCAGCAGCCTGGTAAGGGAGTGATTGGAATTGCGGATCATTAACAAGTTCTTCGGCATTGACTTGATTGCAGTCAATGGTAACAACTGAGTAGCGCTCCTTATAGAGACCACGAGGAAGGACACGAGTAGGAACGAACACGGCGTTGTGGAATACGACACGGTCTTTGATGTGTATTGCTGGATCTGTGATCATTGCTGGAAGAAGTCTATTGATATCTGCTACAGCAATTACTAAGCGCAATGTATCTGTGGTGTAGTAACCACGCTCATTCATAATGTTAGTACCACGTAATTGTTGCGCCATAATAACTGGCAGTTTAAATGGCTCATTCCAGCGACGACCCTTTCCATCTTCCTGATTGGAGACGTCATAGATTGGGTCTACAAAATTGCCGTAGTCTGCAGCAAGGGCGGCATCATCCCAGAGCCACCAGTTGACCTCTGTACCTACAGGGTCACGAAGTTCGTCAACGATGCCTTCATCCATTGACATAGTCTCGTAGTCGATCTTGAAACGACCCTGTACCTTATTACCACGCATGGTATGGATTATCCCCTATCGTTACTGAGAAAAAAGTATTAAGGGGCGATTACTCGGAGAGGGGTGCCTCTGCAGCGATACGTGCTTCCATCATTGCGGTGTTCTCTTGAGATATACCGATCTCATATAGGTAGTCAAGAGTTGGTGGAGTAAACACTCCATCTGCGTAGGTTGAAAACATTGTAGGAGCGGTTTCCCCTACCCATACAGCATCGTCGTAACCGTGCTCTTGCGCTACAGCGTCAGCAAGTTCTTCATCTTGCGTTGCAAATACAGCAACATTTTTTACTACGCCGTCTTTAATAAAAGCATAATGTTGTTCCATAAAATCTCTCCTTATGTCCAGTAGGTAACTCGTGCATAGCCTGACCCACCTGCACCACCTGAGAAACCGCCACCAGAGTAGCCACCACCACCACCGCCACCGCCAGTATTTGTAGTTCCTGCTTCTCCAACAGCACCTGACGCGCCATCGCCTCCTCCTGATGCGCCAGAACCTACACTGCCTGATCCACCTGTACCAGAGTAGCCACCACCACCACCGCCTCCATACCCATTTATTCCAGCACCACCATTACCAGAGAAATATGCACTGTCCATACACCTTCCTCCAGCACCTCCTTGAGAACCTTTTCCTCCCTTTCGGCCTGCGGTTGATCCTGATATTTGCGGGTTTTGTGCTGTATCAAGAGGTGTTTGTCCTGCTCCACCGCCTCCAGCACCAGCCGATGAGCCACCGCCACCGCCGCCTGAGCCACCGTTATTTCCAGCAGTTAAATAAGTTCCACCTCCACCGCCACCGTAAGCGATTGCTAGTGATCCAAAACTTGTGTTTCCACCATTACCGCCATTTGAAGAGTTACCACCGCCGCCAGCAGCAGCGACAGTCACCGTGTAAGTTGTACCAGCAGTTACAGCAATAGTCTTCCAAAGAACTCCGCCACCACCGCCGCCGCTACCTGATGAGAATCCACTATAGCCACCTGCGCCGCCGCCGCCGCCGCCGCCTCCACCACCGACAAGGAATACCTCCACAGTTGTGCAGTTAGAAGGAACGGCAAAGGTAGTAGTACCAGTAATTTCAACTACTTTTTGTGCTTTACCTGTTGCGTAAGTTTGGACAGAGGTATTGATGGCGCTAATTGTAGGGACAGCCGCAGCAACAGCAGTCGCATTTGCCGATGCCGTTGGGACAGCCGCTGCAACAGCAGTTGCATTTTGCGATGCCGTTGGTACTACCGCAGCAACAGCCGCAGCAACATCAGAGTTTTGTGGTCCTACTCCAGGAGTTCTTGATATAGACATTAAGAGATCTCACTTCCAAAAGCCTGAAAAGTTAATGAGCCAGATGTTCCACTTCCACAGACAATAGAGTCAACAGTTCCAGAGGTACTAGACAGAGTGATTCCAAGAGTAAATGAGGTTGTTGAGTTAGCAGGGCATGCAACAGAATGAGCAATTGCATTTGAGGTTCCTGCAGATCCCCCACCCTTTACTACATATAGGAACGCATTCGCAGACGCACCTGTGGTGTTGGCGATGTTGATCGTTGATACGATAGTCGATGTTGAGGTATTGGGTACTTGGTAGAGAGTAGTACTAGTTGAAGTAGTAGGTACTCCTTGACCAAGAATCTTATATGTGGTTGCCATAAAACTCCTTAAGGATAATGTTTAAATTATCGCTTGTTTGCAGGGTTTGTGTTGCCTAAAAGATTAGCCGATGTGGGACCATGGAACTGCCCAAACCTTGTGGCTTATGAACCACTTATGGTCCAGCATTTAGCGCCTTTTCTAGCCATACGTTGTAGTATACCCCTATGAATTTAATACATCGGTCTATGTCAAATGGCGGAAGATTAGCCCCCTTAGTTTTGCCTCATAGCGATTCAGAAGGAATGGGTCTTTTAAACCCCTCTATATTTATTGATGATGATGGAGACATCTTGGTAAATATTAGAAGAGTTAACTACACCTTGTACCATAGCGAGCATGACCAGCGGTTCTTTAGCCCCTGGGGGCCACTCTCCTACTTACATCCTGAAGGAGACCAACGACTAGTTACGACTAACTACCTCTGTCGTCTCGACAAGGATCTCAACATCATTAACTACACCAAGGTCGATTACTCAGCATTAGATGTCCCACCTATCTGGGAGTTTGTTGGTGAGGAAGATGTTCGAATTACTCAGTGGGATGGAAACTACTACCTCATTGGTGTTCGTCGTGATACCACGCCTAATGGTCAAGGTCGCATGGAGTACTCCAAGATTGAGTTGGATAAGACCAACTGGACAGCCAAAGAGGTTCAACGAGTTCGCATACCGCCTCCTATCGATGTCAACTCATACTGTGAGAAGAACTGGATGCCTATCCTTGATATGCCGTATCACTTCGTGAAGTGGGCTATGCCTACTGAGATTGTTAAGGCTAATCCTGATAAGTCTGAGTGTGAGCAGGTACTGACAAGAAGTACCCCATCTGTTCCTATTGATCAGCGTGGTGGTACTAACATCGTTTCTTGGGGCGATTATTACATTGCATTTACTCACGAAGTAAAGTTATGGCGTAACTACTTGAACCAGAAAGACTCGGTCTATCGTCACCGTATGATTGTTTGGGATAAAGAGTTTAACTTCGTTGGACTGAGCAACTCGTTCGCGTTCCTTGATACACCTATCGAGTTCTGCGTAGGCGCTGCTGTTCGTAACGGAAAACTTCTTTTAAGTTTTGGTGTGCAAGACAACGCGGCCTTCGTATTAGAGGTTCCAAAAAAGGTTGTAAATGGCTTAGTTACGGAGGCGATGGCATATGGGAATTAAAGAGATAACAATCGCTCTTGCTGAAAAACCTGAGGATGTACAACTTAACTTTGACCTTGCACTAGCCTACGATGCTCAACAGCAATATGCATCTGCTGCAGGGTTCTACCTGCGTGCTGCTGAGTACGGATACAAGACACATCCATTGATTGCTTACGCATCTTTATTAAAGATGTCTCTATGTTGGTCAGCACAAGGAGATCGCAACAAGACTGTGTACAACAACCTCATGCAGGCTATTGCGTACTTACCTAATCGTCCAGAGGCATACTTCCTATTGGCTCGTATTCACGAACGCAATAAGGAGTACCAGCAGTGCTACACCTATGCGGAGATGGGTTTGCTCTATGCAACCTCTACCTTCCACAATCCTCTTCCAACATCCGTTGATTACAACGGCTCTTACTGCCTGATGTTTGAGAAGGCTGTGGCAGGCTGGTGGTTAGGCCGCAAAGAAGAGAGTAAAGTTCTATTCCAGCATCTACTCGATGATCACCAGATGGCACAAGAGTATGTAAGCGGTTGCCTCAATAATCTGAAATTATTCTAATATGTTTCCTAATTGGTTCAAGAGTGTAGAGAAGTACTTCCGTCATGTGCCCAACGTGCCACTTCGTGCATTACAGATCGGCACCTATACAGGTGATGCCACAGAGTGGCTAATAGACAACTGCGAGATCGAGTACCTCGATGATGTCGATACCTGGGGTGGAAGTGAAGAGGTAGCACATGATTCAATTGACTTTACATCCGTGGAGGACTACTACGACTCACGATTTAAAGACCCACGGATTACTAAGAACAAGATGACAAGTGATGAGTTCTTTAACCTGCCACATCGGACATATAACTTCATCTATATCGATGGCGATCACACCGCTCTACAGACAGCCCTAGATGGTCTTAATGCCTTTAAACTCCTTGAGAAGGGTGGCGTGATGGCCTTCGATGACTACCTATGGAACTACAACGGCAACCCCTTCCTGGAACCTAAGAGAGGTGTAGACGGCTTCCTAGCCATATGCAAAGATCAATACACCATTATTGAATCTGGCTATCAGTTGTGGATTGAGAAGTGCTAGATAACGCCTGCTACGAGGTCTTCCATACGGATACTGGGAATAACTTACGTAATAAGTCCTATGAAGGAATTGTAGAGGCGCTCTCTTTTCTGCCTCGTCTGGGCTCTCCTACTATGTATCTAAATACAGCAGATAAGGCTGAGGCCTTTGTTAATGCAACACCTGACTTTAAAGTCAATACAGTCCATGACTACTGCCAGCCAGGTGAGACATTCCCACCATCTGCTGGCGTCATCGGCGTGTGGGCTAGTAACTATCTAGCCTATAAGAAATTTCTAGAGACAGACTACGACACCCTGATCATCTTTGAAGATGACATTCTAGTGAGCAAGAACTTCAAAGAGATTGTCACCAGGTACATGCAGGAGTTAATGCCCATCTGGGACTTCTTCTCTTTCTTTGTTCCAGATGACTCTCTGTTTGCCTACAACGAGGCGGTGCATGATCTTGGTGAAGAGTTTACTTGCCGCTCATATCAGCAGTGGTCATGTGCAGGATATGCAGTCAGTCGCAAGGGTGCACAACGAGCAGTTGAGGATGTGGAATCACGAGGAATCAACTGCCCAATAGACTGGTACATCTTTAATTTTCGCATGAAGCAGGAAGAAGAACAGATCCGCTTTAACACATTTACAGTCAAGCCTGGTGTATATCGACCAATAAAATTCCTACTAGAGGCAGCGCAAATTAGCCAAATACATAGGGGTAGTACAGAACTGCTTTAATGCCATTCAAATTAACTACTACTTTTGACTATTTAACCCCTGGGTATATCTTTTATTGCCACGGTACTCCTTAGTTAAGTTTAGGTATTGCTACCCAATTAAGTGTTGTTTCTTCCCAGTAGTATCCAATGCCATCGGTTGGGTAGGGTACTGGTGCTTCCCATTGGCAGGTTGTTTCATTTAGTTCCCATGAATCAAAAGGCTTAGGCGCAATAAAGGCATCTCTAACTGGGTTGTAAGTAAACCCGATACCTGCATAGTTAAATCTAATGTTGCCATTATAAGAAGTACGCTTGCAGACCTGACTACGAAAGTTACCATACCATTCCGCAGGTGTTAATCCGTCAATGGTTTCAGTTTCATCAATTCCTACAATTACTTCTGTAACAATGTTGTATTCATCTAAAAATGCATAGTGTGCCATTAGAAAGTTATAGTTCCTGTTCCCGCTGTAAAGCGATAGACGCGATAACCTGCGCGGCTTGGTTGCGTGTAACTTAAACCTCCGCTAATTGAAGTAGGTGCGGGGAAACTGTCTGAATAGGCAATAATTACAATACCTGAACCACCAGTGCTGCCGCCACCCGTTGAAAAAGTACCACCGCCACCTCCGCCAGTATTTGCAGTTCCATTGACACTACCAGCACCGCCACCGCCTACGCCACCAGTACCAGTAGGGCCGCTAAGAGGAGGACTGTATTGAAAACCACCAGAAGCACCGCCGCCACCAGCATAAGGGGTAGATGTTCCACTGATAGAACTATAAGCACCTGCACCGCCATTACCGCCAGCACCAGTAGCGCCAGCGGTTCCTCCACCACCAACGGCACTAGCGCCACCTCCAGCGCCTTGTCCTCCTGGGCTAGAAGAAGGCCCAGCACCGCCAGCATTACCTTGCCCTGCTATTCCTGCCGCACCTGCTACGCCTACCTGAGCATTACCACCACCTGAACCGCCGATTGCAGGGCCAGTATTAGCGGTATAGCCAAAGCGTCCTTGTCCACCACCAGTTGATGTTATAGAAGAAAATACAGAGTTAGAGCCATTTGCCGCACTTGCTGCAGCGCCAGCACCAACAGTTACCGTGTACGCAACTCCTGTTGATACACCAAGCGTTGAAGCCCGATAACCACCAGCACCGCCACCGCCACCGCCGTAACCTGGCCCCCAACCACCACCTGCAACAACAAGGTATTCAACGCTTGATAGAGCAGGGGCGACAGGTGTTGCCGAGTTAGATGCAGCAGATGCCGATGAAGTTCCATAGGCATTAGTTGCTGTAATCGTAAAGGTATAACCAGTTCCATTGCTTAATCCTGAAACTGTAATTGGGCTTGCCCCTGATCCAGTTTGTCCACCAGATGAAGTCATGAGGAAGGAAGTAATTGCTGAGCCACCTGTTGCATTGGCTGAAAAAGTAATTGAGGCAGAGCCATTACCCGCAGTAGCAGTACCAATTGTAGGCGCTTGTGGAACAGATGCAGATAATACAGAGTTGCTTGTTCCTGACGCTGTTGATGTGCCGTTAGCGTTAGTTGCTGTAACTGTGTATGTGTAGTTAGAACCTACAGTTTGTGAAATTGCAATAGGGCTTGATCCGCCTGATCCTGTTCCGCCGCCTGATGAAGTTATAGTAAATGAAGATATTGCCGCGCCACCAGTTGCGCCCGCAGTAAATGGCACTGATATACTTGCAGCACCTGTGTATGACTGACCTGTAGCACAACTTGCAGTGCCAACAGTAGGAGCAGCAGGAACTGTTGTTGCGGTGATACTGTTTGATGCAGAAGATGCCGCGCTTACTCCTATTGCGTTACTAGCAGTTACTGTAAATGTATACGCCGTTGCTGAAGCAAGGCCAGTAACAGTCAACGGAGATGAAGCCCCTGATGCGGTAAACCCACCAGGACTAGAGGTTACTACATAAGAAGTGATAGGTGAATTACCTGTGTTTGCAGGAGCAGTAAATGTTACTGTCGCAGCACCGTTATTGTAGGCACGACTAGTACCAACATTTGTTGCCGTACCAATAGTAGGTGCATCTGGAACAGATCTATCAGAGGAAGAAATTACACTGACGAGATACATTATGAAGTACCTCCTGTAATTGTGGGTAGTTCTACCCAAGTAAGTGTTGCTTCATCCCAGTAATAAAGTTTGCCGTCTGTTGGGTAGGGTACTGGTGCTTCCCATTGACAGGTTGTTTCATTTAATGTCCAAGAAGGAAATTGTTGAGGTGAAATAAAAGCATCACGGATTGCATCATAAGTATGACCAATACCTGCATAATTTTTACGCAATGGTGTGCCACCATTTTGATGAATACCACCGCGAGTGTTATAACTGGTTTTAATCCAAGTACCGCCAAGATTATCAATCAGCCATTGGTATCCTTCATCACCATTTGAGTCGTTATTGTCTCCAACAGTTACTCGGATTACAATATTGTTTTCATCTATTTCTGCCCAATGTGCCATCATTACCCTCCTACCTGTGACCTTGTATAACGGACTATGCAGATACCTTGATGACCAGTACCACTACCACCATTACCACCACCGCCACCACTACCATAGTAAGTAGCGTTACCTCCATTTTGAGAATAATTACCACCTGCGCCACCACCTCCTGCGCCACCAGCAGTTCCACTTAAAAGGGTAGTACTGCCACCGCCACCACCTGCAAGGGTAAGCCCAAAGAATGTTGCACCACTGCCACCACCGCCACCTGCGCTTGCGCTAGCCCAACCGCCACCGCCACCAATGCCACCGCCGCCAGCACCGTTGCCATCAGTACCTTTACCACCGTTGTTTCCTTGCCCCGATGTTCCTGCGCCTCCATAATTTTCATAACTACCGCTACCACCACCGCCAGAACCACCATTACCAGTAATACCACCATCTCCACGACCACCGCCACCACCAACGGCTGTAGTCATTCCTGTACAAGTAGAGGCAGTGCCATTATTACCATTCGCAAAACTACCATAGACAGCACTGCCTCCTCCGCCAATAACAATAGATGCGTTAGAAGAAAAAGATGGGCTTGTGTAAACAACTCCACCAGCACCGCCGCCACCTGCTCGTGTATTACCACCTGAAGCACCACCTGCTACAAGCAGGGTAGTTGTTGTAATTGTTCCATTTGAAACGCCTAAAGTTCCATTTCCAGTAAAAGTACGGTAATAATAAGTTGCATCAGATGTGAGCGTTCCGCCAGTAACTACAGGAATAGGTACAACAGGTGTAATTGTGTTAGAAGCACCTGAACTAGCAGAGTTGCCATAAGCATTTGTTGCTATTACTGTAAAGTTGTAAGAAGTTCCGTTAGACAATCCTGAAACTGTAATTGGACTTCCACCTGTTCCTGTTATTGTACTAGGAGATGATCTCATTGTGTAAGCAGTAATTGCTGAACCACCAGTTGCAGCACTACCTGTGTAGGTAATTGATGCGCTTGCATTTCCACCAGTAGCAGTACCAATAGTAGGCGTAGAAGGAACAGATGCAGATAGTACAGAGTTAGATGTTCCTGACGCTGTAGATGTGCCGTTAGCGTTAGTTGCTGTGACTGAATAGGTGTATGAAGATCCAACAGTCTGAGAGATTGCAATAGGACTTGATGCACTTGATCCTGTTGCAGAACTTGAAGATGTAACAGTGTAAGAACTAACAGCCTTACCACCAGTTGCGCCCGCAGTAAATGGCACTGATATACTTGCCGCACCTGTGTATGCCTGACCTGTAGAACAACTTGCAGTGCCAATTGTAGGAGCAGCAGGAACTGTTGTTGCGGTGATGCTTGCAGTCGCAGCAGAAGCCGCACTGGTGCCGATAGAGTTAGTAGCAGTTACGGTAAACGTGTAGGCAGTGTTAGATTGCAAACTTGTAACAGTCAACGGAGATGAAGCCCCTGAAGCGGTAAACCCACCAGGACTAGATGTAACTGTGTAAGAGGTGATAGGAAAACCACCATCCTCTACAGGAGCAGTAAATGTTACTGTCGCAGCACCGTTATTGTAGGCACGACTAGTACCAACATCTGTTGCCGTACCAATCGTAGGTGCATCTGGAACAGATCTATCAGAAGAAGAAATTACGCCAGTAAGATACATTATGAAGTACCTCCTGTAATTGTAGGTATTTCTATCCAACTAGTTGTTTCTTCGTCCCATGTATAAAACTTACCGTCTGTTGGATAGGGTACTGGTGCTTCCAATTGGCAGGTATCTTCATTTAATATCCAAGATGGATATGGCTTCGGTGCAATAAAAGCATCTCTAATTGGGTCATAAGTAGAACCAATACCTGCATAGTTCTTGCGGATAGTTCCATTGTATGAAGTTTGAATCCAAGTACCACCGTAATGAGCAACGCAAAAGTCAATACCTTTTTGTTCTTGCTCTACATTATTTTCATCTAGCAATTCATTGTTATGTACAACGATTACCTGCTTGACTATATTTGTTTCGTCTAGTTCTGCAAAGTGTGCCATTAGAAAGTTATACTCCCGCTTCCAGTCCATCTGTAAATTTTGTTCCCGCCAACATTTGTAAGCGTAGGTGAACCTGTTGTTGAAGTGGCGTTAGGAAATGTATTTGGGTAAGCAATAATTACAACACCTGAACCACCGCTGCCGCCAGCACTTGATGAACCGCTGTTAGCAGGAACTGCTCCACCACCACCACCGCCGCCAGTGTTTCCACCACCACCACCGCCGCCACTAGTAGTGCCGCCTGCGCCACCGCCACCTGCGCCGCCGCTGCCACCTACGCCAGTTTCTACAGTTCCAGCGGCCGAGCCACCGCCGCCACCAGCATAATAAGTTGCTGTTCCTGTTATAGATGACAGTCCACCAGTACCACCGTTTCCACCGCTTCTATTAGAAAGTCCATTGCCACCTACAGCGCTAGCGCCTCCGCCTCCGCTGTTTCCATACCATCCTGCAAATGGTTCATTGTTACCTCCTGCGTTGCCTTGGCCGCCTGTTCCTGCTCCACCCGTATAGTTGTTCCAACAAGCACCACCGCCTGAACCGCCACCTAACGGTGCTATATTCGCCGAACTTGCACCGCCACGACCTCCGCCAATAGATGTAATACCCGAAAACGCAGAGTTATTACCGCTGTTAGACCCTCCCGTAGTACCAGAACCACCACCGCCAACTGTTACTGAGTAATTCACTCCAGCGGAAACACCAACAGTTGAAGTTAAGTATCCACCAGCACCGCCACCGCCACCCCAATTTGAACCGCCTGAACCGCCACCTGCAACAACAAGATATGTAACGCTAGTTGGAGCAGGAGCAACAGGTGTTGCCGAGTTAGAAGCGGCAGATGCAGTAGATGTTCCATTTGCGTTAGTTGCAGTAACAGTAAATGTGTACGCCGTTCCGTTAGATAAACCTGAAACTGTAATTGGGCTTGCGCCTGTTCCTGTTAATGAACTTGGAGATGATGTTGCCGTAAATGTAGAAATAGCCGTTCCACCATTTGCACCCGCTGTGTAAGTGACAGTTGCAGAACCGTTACCAGCAGTAGCAGTGCCAATTGTAGGAGCAGCAGGAACTGTTGTTGCGGTGATGCTGTTTGATGCAGAAGATGCCGCGCTTACTCCTATTGCGTTAGTAGCAGTCT